ATGCCCAAGAGGAAAAAACCCCCTTCGACATCGATCTCTTCAACCAGATCACGAAAGGCGGACTCTCTAATAAATCACTTAACATTGCTCTTGCGGGTACAGGTGTTGGTAAATCTCTGTTTATGTGCCACGTTGCTGCTAGTGCTCTTAACCTAGGCAAGAACGTACTGTACATTACCCTAGAGATGAGCGAAGAACGTATCGCTGAACGCATCGACGCCAACCTACTGGATGTGCCCATCGATCAGATCGAGCACATGAGTAAAGACATGTTCAGCGATGCAGTTAACCGCCTTAAGACCAAGACGAATGGCAAGCTCATCGTCAAGGAGTATCCCACAGGCAGTGCTAATGCAAACCACATCCGTGCGCTGCTCAACGAACTAAAACTCAAAAAGGGTTTTATTCCAGACATTATTATGGTAGACTATCTAAACATATGTGCATCAGCGCGTATGAAAATGGGAGGTTCAGTCAACAGTTATGCGTACATTAAAGCAATTGCTGAGGAGCTACGCGGTCTTGCAGTCGAGTTCGACCTACCGATCGTATCTGCAACGCAGACGACTCGTACGGGTTTCAATAGCTCGGATCCTGGGCTTGAGGACACGAGTGAGTCTTTTGGACTACCCGCAACCGCCGACCTGATGTTTGCGCTTGTATCTACTGAGGAGCTAGAGGCACAAGGCCAGCTCATGGTGAAACAATTGAAGAATAGATACAACGATCCAAACAACAACAAGCGGTTCCTTATTGGCATTGACCGTAGCAAGATGAGGCTGTACGATGTAGACGACACAGACCAAAACCTCGTAAACGACACACCAGTGTTCGATAACTCGAACCAAGGTGACGATCAGAATAAATTTCAAGACTTTAAATTCTAGGAGAATATCATGGGTAAGAAGAAACACAGCAGCGGCAACGTGTCCAAGGGCGAACGTCGTAGTTCAATGAAGAGTGGCAGTGCACACCTGCATCCCGCTGATGTGATGCTCAATAAGCTTGCTGCACTGCGCAAAGGCAAGGACGTCAACTTCACGGTGGAGAATCCGAACAAACTGGAGACAGGACGTCCATTCATTAAGTATAAAGTGCGGGGCAAGGACTATCTGAAGTACATCCAGGGTGGCAGTGAGATGAAGGGTGTACGTAATCCTTTGTACTTCACGGGGGCAGAATAATGAAGCTTTCCGATGATGCTATGAAAGCATACCTTGTAGTACAACCAGCACCAGCAGAAGAATTTAAGGGGGACTTCAGTAATGCACTCGAACTTATCGCCTACTGTGCACGAGTATCAAACCCGTCAAACCAGTTCAACAACGACTCTGGAGAAAAGCTTGTCCGATACCTTATCCGACACAAGCACTGGTCGCCTCTCGAAATGGCAAGTGCAACAATTGGAATTGATACGACTCGCGACATCGCCCGACAAATCCTAAGACACCGCAGCTTCTCTTTCCAGGAGTTCAGCCAGCGCTATGCAGATCCAAACGATCTAGAGGATTCATTTGTACTACGTGAAGCGCGGCTACAAGATCCTAAGAATCGTCAGAACAGTATTCCATGTGACGATGTAGATCTACAGAAGTCATGGCTCATGAAGCAGATGCAGATCATCCATGAAGCTAAGCTTGCGTATAAGTGGGCAATAGAGAACGGTATTGCTAAGGAGCAAGCCCGTGCCGTACTGCCAGAGGGTAACACAGTGTCACGTGTGTACATGAACGGCACACTGCGTTCTTGGGTACACTTTATTGAGCTACGTTCTGGTAATGGCACACAGAAAGAACACATGGAAGTTGCACGTGCAGTTGCACAAGCGATCGCAGTGATCTTTCCGATGGTAGAGGAGTTTGTTGATGAGCACTAGAAAAATTTCTACTTATTATGCTGATCCTCCGGGCCGAGGTCATTGTGAGGTTTGTTTTAACTTTAAAGACGAATTGGTATACATTGATTACTTCGATGAAAATGGTAAACATTTCTTCACCGAGGACTTTCCCAATAAATCTATGAGGTACGCTGAGGACGCAGCAGAGAACTGGGCACTCGGTATAAAAAAATTAGATTAATTTGAAAATAGGGGGTTTACAACCGTATAGCCTTTGTATAGTATAAGTACTATAAAAAGAGGCGCAGATGCGGACAGGAAACATCATGGCTAATATTATGAACGCTGCTATCCTTAGCGGTCTAACACTCGGTGCTATGCAGGCTCACGAGACTGATGCAGCACAGATCAAATGTCTGGCTGATAACATCTACTTCGAGGCTCTCACCGAGTCAGAAGCTGGTTGGGTCGCAGTTGCAAATGTTACTATGAATCGCGTAAACAATCCCGCATTCCCAGACAGTGTGTGCGACGTTGTCTGGGAGCCAAAACAATTCTCTTGGACGCACGACGGTAAATCCGATAAGCCAGGAAGCGAAGAGTCTTACAAAAAGGTTTACGCCGTTGCTAAAGAAGTGTACTATGGGCGTATCACTGATATCACCGAAGGCGCTACGTTCTACCACGCAGACTATGTTAATCCATCATGGAATCGTGTCATGGAACGCGTTGCTAAGATTGATCGCCACATCTTTTACAAACATGAAGGTCGCTAATGAAACTACTTATTATTGGTCATGGACGTCACGGTAAAGACACTGTTGCTGAGTGTCTGCGTGATGACTATGGTATGACATTTAAATCTTCCAGCATGCACTGCGCAGAGTCTGTGGTCTATCCTGTAATGAAATGGCAGCACTCGTATGAGTCTGTCGAAGAATGCTACGCTGACAGACACAACCATCGAGCTGAATGGTTCGATCTTATCGCTAACTACTGCAGTGAAGATCTTGCCCGCATTGGTCGTGAGATCTTCGAGGTGTCTGACATCTACTGTGGCTTACGTAACAAGCGTGAGTTCCATGCCATTAAGAACAATGGTCTCGTGGACTTCACCATCTGGGTCGATCGCTCAGATCATCTGCCACCAGAGCCCAAAGACAGCATGTCGCTTGAACCTTGGATGGCAGACTTCGTTATCGATAACAATGGTACACTTGATCAGCTGTACCAGAACATTGACGATCTCTATAATCATCTCGCTTACGGTGACTATAAAGACCTTGTGTTAGACCTTTTGAAAGAATGATAAGAAAGGCTCTCGATTGGTGGCGGATGACCGACCACAAGAATAAGATGGAACAGAGCCGCAAAGAGGTAGAAGCCATCTATGAGACGACCTATCATATACAAAAAAGGATTTCCGCTCTACGAAGCAGCTATGGATGGGATAAGAAACCCGCTCGAAGTGTACCGGAACCCGCAGCACCAAAACCGGACTACAACGCCCTTAAAGAGAAGCTTCGTAAAAAGTGACTTGAAAGTCACAGTGTTAAAGATGTGAGTAAGGGGTTTACTTAATCAAGGGTCTTTGATACTATATACTATGTAAACGTTGAAACAACGTGGACACATTCTGGACCTGGGGGCGGTACCCAGCAGCTCCACCATAAACACACTACACCTCTGGAAATCCGGGGGAGAAACTTGCAAGTTGTAGTGTGTTTTTGATGGGGCTGAAATAGGATCGACAGGTGTGAAGATGGACGTGGAGTTTACCGGATGACTGCGTTATTGGTCAATTAAACTAAATGCAAACAATAACTTTGCTCCTAAGGGTTACGCACTAGCTGCCTAACTACTGTGGGTATGAGTTCCACCTAGAAACAGAACGGGCTCACATTACTATAGTAAAACTTAAAATCTAGGAAAGATCGAATGAAAACTTTTACAATTGCAGCAGCCATCACGGCAATGACAGTAACAGCAGCTTCAGCAGAAGGTCTGCTCGGTGGCATCGGCGGTTCCGCACAAGCAGAATACAGCCTTGAGAACAGCAACATCGCTCTGGAAGCAGGTCCTGACCTCTCCATCGCTGGCTTCTCCATTGCCCCGCGTGCTTATGCAGCTATCGAGGACACAGACGTGACGTTTGAAGGTCTTGGTGTTGAAGCTGAGTACGGCCTCACGTCTAACCTTTCCGTGTACGGCGCAGTACAAGCAGACGGTGACTTTGATTACTCGGATGCACAGGTTGGTGTACGTTTTAACTTCTAAGTTAAAAGAAAATTTGTATAAATAGGCAGGAGAGGAAACTCTCCTGCTTTTTTTATTTTATAGGAATGTAAATATGATTAGACCCCTAATGATGGCGATGGCAATGATTCTTACTACTTCAGTAGCTGTAGCTCAGGATGCATCTGATCCTATTGTTACAGAGAACTATAACGAAAGTGTTGTGGATTCTAACACTACCTCGTCTACTACTGTTAAATCTCCGCCACCGTCTGCTATTTCACCTTCGATTAATTCGTCGAACTCTGACCTGTGTACTGTGGGTATTGCTGGTGCTGTTCAAACACAGATCCTCGGTATCTCTGCAGGTAAGACTGTTCGTGACATGAATTGTGAGAAGCTAAAGAACGCTAAGACCCTCTATGATATGGGTATGAAAGTTGCTGCTGTGTCCACTATGTGCCAGGACGAACGTGTGTTCCAGGCAATGATGGATGCTGGTACACCTTGCCCGTACGACGGCATGATTGGTGACGCTGCAAAGGCTGCGTGGCTCGCAGATCAAGAGAAAGAAGAAGACCGTGAAACGAACGGTATTTGGAAAGGAATGGACGAGGATGCTAAATCAACTGCCAAAGGTATTGGTGGTATCGGCGCTCTGCTGGCCCTCTTACTCTTCCTCTGATGTAACGTACAGCACGACGGGTAATGCTGCCGCGGGCGGGCTATCCTGGAACATGGGTACCCTTCTACCGGACTCTAGCCCGCCGTGGGTAACACTACAGATTAACGGTCTTACCTATCGATACAGCATGAGCAAAGATCCTGATGCGGATGCACAGGTGCATGTGCGCAACGAGGATGCGGTAAATGGTGGTTACATCTTTGAAGAGACTGACGTCTGGGATAAAGTTCCAGGTGGTACTGTGCAGAAGTACTTCAGACTTCCGTACACAGATGCATCTCGCTGGGGTAACGGCGAGATAGCTGTAGAAGGTGACGGACAGGTGTCCAATCCTATTGTTACCTACAATTACAAATTAGACATAGACGACCAGATGATGAAGTGCGCAGCGACACCGCTTGCGGACCCATCTTGTCCTGGCTTTCGTCAAGCCCTCATGGATCTACTGAACTCCACAGAGATAAGCGTGGACGATCCGTTCTACGACGAGTGGGTACAAGCACAGCTAGAGAAAGAGCTTGAGCTTGAAGAGGAAAAAGACCTAGAGCAAAAAGAAAACAGTGAAGACGATTTAGAAGAAAGATTAGGTGGTAGGAATACCGTAGATGCTATGGTTGATGTAAAGCAGCAAGAAGCGATGCTTGCATCCCTGGCTGATGTCGCTAAAATAGATTCCTACTACCAAGTAGAAATTCAGGGTGGGGAGTACGAGGAAACTTTGACTCTCGAAGATACAGAAATACCTGATAACCGCAGAGCGCTGAGAAGTTTGGCATCCGATGCTAACCATACAAAAATGGTACGCTCCCAATACGATAGAGACCAACAGGAGAACTAAATGTTAAAGTCTATCCCACTCATCAGCGCTGGTTTAATGATTGCTACCATGGCATCAGCGCAAACGCCTATCACAGGCAACGTATCATCCAAGTGTTCCATCTACACGGACACACCAGGTGTATACGGTAACCCTACACCAGATGTACTAAGCACTGCACCAGCAGATGGCGGTATCGTTCCGGTTATTCGCTACGATGTGTCTCTTGCTGATGCATACAAGGCTAAGATCAGCTGGCCAACAGAATTCACTTCGGCACCCAATCTTAATGACGCACTGGCATGGGACGGCGAAGTAACTGTTAAATCTACCTCAGCTGCTGAGATGTCAGGCTATGAAGCTGCTAAGATCGAGTACGAGAACGTAACAGAGTACGACATGACTATTGCAGGATCCACCTGGTTTGAAGTTAGCTCCAGTGTTACTTACGGTGTAGGTAAAACCCTGCCCGGCGGCGAGTACAGAGCTACGGTGGTAGCGGAGTGCATCGCAAAGTAAAATGTTATGATTAGAAATTATATAATAGCTGCAGCCGTTCTACTATGCGGACCGGCTGCAGCACATGAAATGACACCGGCTTTACCTGAGCTGAAATCATCTTACGTTGATGGTGTGGTTTATACTAAGTTAAAGCTATGGAATAGAAGAATAGATGTTAATTATTATGAGATAGGCGTGTACGGTGAAGACTGGACCCCGATCCCATTCGCCTCTGCAGATAAGGTAATGGAGGTAGGGTATCTCGAGACCAGGACATTTGAGATTTACATCCGTGAGAGCGATCTTGCCAAAGCTGAATTCATTTGTACCACATCTAAATTTTTAAAAGATGAGGTAACCCCTTCAAGTATAACATCTAGAATATGCTCAAGGATAAAGTGATATGAGATTATTAGCTGTAGTATGTTTGATGATAGGAAGCAGCGCTGCTGCTGACTCATTGAACTTAGCACTACCAAGTGCACCCGGAAGTTACCAGTCAGACAAGTTCAGAGCTGGTGATTTAGATTGCTCGAACGCTATCGGATCTGCGACACGTATGGAGACTGGTGTCACCGGTCTTATTGCAAAAGGTCAAGATGAATTTGGCGTCAGTACTGGTAACAGAGCAGGTGACATCGGTGTGTATGCGAGAATAGTGATACCGCTCGGTAAAAGAGCTAAATCACGAATCGATTGTAATAGGCTGTACGAGCTCGAACTTCGTAAGAAGCAGCTCGAGGTTATTAAACTAGAACAGGAATTAAAGCAGTTGAGACAGCTTCAATTCGAGTAAGAGGCAGATATGGCGGAAGAAACAAAAGTAACAAAAGAATTCCATCCAGCTGATACAAACGGTGACGGTGTTGTGTCTGCTGAAGAAGAGGCGATGTATCTAGAATTCAAACGAAAAGAATTAGAAGACGCGGATGCTATGCGTGATGCCCAACGTGGTATGACGTGGTTTGCACTGTGGGGTCTGCTACTGTATCCATTCGCAGTTGTGCTAGCTCTTCTTATAGGTCTCGATGAGGCTGGTAAGATCCTTGGTAATATGGCAGCAACGTACTTCGTGTCTGTGGCCGGTATTGTGGCAGCATTCTTCGGCTCACAAGCGTATGCTAAAAATAGTGCATCAAAGCCAGCAACTAAGAAGTAAGGACACAGTATGGCAGAAGTAGAATTTGGCGGTTTAAAGTTTTCTGGCGGTAAGATGTTTGCATTTCTTACTGCACTCTCTACACTTGGTGGTGCTGCGTGGGCTGGGTTCGAGTTCTACAAAGACTACATGGACATGAAAGAGATCATCCAGAATATAGACATAGACGCAATCGCATCAGCAAACCAACTACAGCTACAGAAGCTGAATGATGCTATTGACTATACAAGAGATATCAAGGATGATCTCAGAGCGGATATAATCAGGGCAGAAGGTGTGGCCGAAGATGCCAGCCGTAGAACTAAGTCTATCCAAGACTCTATTGACGATCGTCTGAGAGAGATAGAGAATCTTAACAGAGAGACCGAAAAAGATGTGCGTGACACTATGCGAGCAACAGAAAGCCGTATAGATGAGTCTATGCGTCGTCTGGATGAAGATCTGAATAGAATCCTACAGGAAGCCTTGGATAACCCACTGTCTAAATAGGGGGTTTACGAATCGCTAAATAGCGGTATAATATTATAGACTTTTATGGGATGGATGATATACTATGAAGATATTGGGCGTGAGTGAAGGCTTCCATGATGCTGCTGTAGCATTAGTGGACAAAGGTGAAATTCTACATGCTAGCCATTCCGAACGTTACTATAAGGTCAAGAACTACGACAAGGTGCATCCTGATCAATACTTGGATCACGATCACTATGCATACTATGAAAAGAACTGGTTAAAGAACACACGTCGTTGGCTATTTGGTCAGAGTAAAGTTCCTTACTATAAGTGTGACTGGTGCTTCGACACATGCAGTAAGAGCACGTGGTATCATCACGAGTCACACGCTGCTGCTGGCTTCTATACATCTCCATTCGATAAGGCAAACGTACTAGTAATTGATTCCATCGGTGAGTGGGACACGGTATCTGTGTGGGAAGCTTGGGTTGATCGCTACAATAAAAAAGTTCGGATGCGGAAGAAAAAAAGTTGGAAGTATCCGTACTCGCTTGGTCTTTTCTACAGCGCAGTAACACAGCGTGTGGGTCTTAAACCGAATGAGGATGAATACATTCTTATGGGTATGGCGGCGTATGGCGAACCTATCTATGACATGAGTGAACTGCTCTATCGTAATAATCACAGGGGCATTGGTAACTATCTACCCGGTGCACGCAATGAAGATCTTGCTGCGAGTGCGCAAGCTCTCTATGAGCGTGAGCTGCTCCGGATCATAGACCAGCACTGCACGCATCCCAATCTTGTGTTCATGGGTGGATGTGCATTGAACTGTGCTGCTAACAGTAAGATCCGAGGTAAGAACATCTGGATTATGCCCAACCCAGGGGATGCTGGTTCAGCACTTGGCGCTGCAGCATTGGCATACGGTCACAAATTAAAATGGAAGGATCCTTATCTTGGCTATGACATTCAGAGGCCTGTCAATCCTAAAGAGATTGCTCAGTATATTGTTGATAATTCTTATTGCGGTGTTGCAAACGGCCGTGCAGAGTACGGTCCTCGTGCTCTTGGTAATCGTAGCCTTCTGGCTGACCCTCGAAGAGATATTAAGGACACCGTTAACCAAATTAAGCAGAGACAGCTCTTTCGACCCTTTGCACCTGCAATCTTGGAAGAATATGCTCACGAGTACTTCGAGGGACCAATGAACGAGTACATGCAGTTTGTAGCACAAGCACGTCACAACTACGATTCGGTCACACACGTAGACGGAACTGCTCGCGTACAAGTTGTTAAGAGTGACTGCAGCTCTGTGATCCGACCAATCCTCGAAGAGTTCTACGAGTTAACCGGTGTTCCTATGTTGCTAAATACAAGTCTAAATATCAAAGGCATGCCAATGGTGAATGACGAGAGCGATGCCGTACTATTCCAAAGCAAATATAAAGTCAAAGTATTCTATTAATGGCACGACGTAAATTGCTAATCACAGGTGGATGTTCTTACACAGATCCTAACTACCTTACGAACGATAAGAGCTTACCTCAAGAACGAGGCGCGTGGAAGATGTGGCCGGAGTATCTTGGAAATGCATTAGATCTAGAGGTGATCAACACAGGCTACAGCGGTTCTTCTAATGAAACTATCTTTCACAATGTACTGGAGAAGATCTATCTTTACGGTGATAGGGTTGATACAGTCGCAGTTATGTGGACTGGGATGGATCGCCGCCGCATAATGTGTGGATACGATATCAATCCACTATCGGAAGTGAATATCGTAGCTGATTATAATCCTGCATATCCAGATGGAGCAGATACACCATTTGAATGGCTATCTCGTCTTGGAATGCACAATCTATCGTATAACTTCTTTACCAGCCAAGATTTCTGGAGGGTTCGCACCGGGTTTATAAAATACTCCATCGAAGATAGTCTTCGAAGCTATAACGCTCTTGCCGATGTGTGCGCAGCTAATGGTATAAAATTTGTGTTTATAAATGGGTTACTACCGTTCGACTATCACTACCTATCACATTTTCAGAAAACCGGAATACTGAAATGTCCAGAAGGTGAAAGTGTAGAAACACATGAGGGTCAAGTACTAATGGGCTATGTGCAAAATGTTTGGTTCTCTAAGTTTGATAAGAAGCATAAATCCCACTTTATTGGTTGGCCGATATACGCCCCGCTCGGTGGCACGTATTTCGATGAGATGAGAGAAAAGAATAAGAGGCTATTTCCTAAGAGCGATAAGTATAGGGTGTCAGAGGTAGATGCGCATCCCAACGCAGAAGCACAGGAAATCATCTCTAAAGTTATACTGGAAAGGTACAATAGGTTGTATGCTTGATATTATTTTGTACAGCTTCGTATGGTGGCTCATACTATCATCTGTGATCGTGTCTGCTGGCTACCACCGTTACTTTGCACATCGAGCTTTTAAAGCACCCGTGTGGTACGAGTACGCCGTACTGCTACTTGGACCACTGAGTGGATCAGGCCCAGTACTAGGGTGGGTAGGCGTACATCGCCTGCACCACAACCACTCTGATACCGAAAAAGACCCACACTCGCCCAAGTACCAACCAGTTTGGAGAGTACTAACATCTACCTTTAAAGTACCACCTATTCGGCCCCGCCATGTGACTGATCTACTTAGAAACCCCCGTGTTATGATGTTCTACAAGTACCACCGACATATTCGCATCGCCACCCTTACTTTGGGGTTACTTTTACCGTGGGAATGGTATATAATACTCATAATATCACCGATGATCTACGGCTATCTTGGATTCGGATTACTCAACACACTGTGTCACCGTCACGAGTATGTTTCTAACTCATGGATAGCTAACGTTCTTACAGGAGGCGAAGGATGGCATGCTAACCATCACGACCGACCAAGAGACTGGCGCATCGGCAAAGAATGGTACCAATGGGATCCAGCGGCATGGTTTATACATTTAATCAAAAAGTCCTAACTCTTGAGGAGTACGGTCAAGATAATTTTAGAAACGAATTAAAGCGTATTGGGAAAGAGAATAAAGCCTATAATAAAAGAAATATAGAATGGTTTGATATTCTACCTGACACGTTTCTTGATTATGAGAAATGGTTTTTTCTTTTTGACGACGATCGTCCAGCAGCATTTTCCACGATTCAGAAATACTACGATGGATGTTATCGCTTACTTACCCGAACCTATATCTATAGAGATTATAGAATGTTTACCAATCCCAGAAAAGCCGATCACGCTAATCCCACAATGACAATGCGCCTGTTACCGTATCAATTGGATCACGTGTCCGGTTATAGATCGGTATTCGTCTCTATGCAAAACCTGTCACGCCGTCCAGCTATTTCTAGATACTCATCTAGATTACAGGAACACACTAACCTTGATTGGAATTTAGCACCTAATATGATGCTAACTTGCGCTGCAGATCATGGCAAGGATTGCTGGCAAAGCATCATATATAATGGTGAAAAGCCAGATTTACAAGAAATGACTATTAAAGAATGGAAAGATAAATGGCAGAGAAATGTTTGATCGAGCAGACAAAAAGAACACGGGTAGGTGGCACAGGACCTCGCCGTAATAAGTTAAAGACATTTTGCAAGATTGGTGAAGTATCCCCTCAGGTAGTTAGCGAACTTAACTACATCCTAGACACCCACTCACATAATGATATTGGTGGGGATAATTATGGTATTAGTAAAAATTGTAATTACGAAGAGGTGTTTCACGTCGGATCAACCTATCGTCAAATTCTTTTACAAGAAAAAGCCCGTGGGGATGATCCGGATGTTGATGAGTATGCCTACACTGAATGGTCTAACAAGCATAAGTTAAGGTATACCCGTCCTGCTCTTAAAGAATTATTCGACGCTACCTATCGTTTTAGACTCAGTGAGATGAAAGATGGGCACGAGCTTAACTGGCATATCGATGCAGACACGAGTGTTATCTGTCGAGCACACATTGGCCTAAATAAAAATGATTCCGTATTTGAATTCAAAGACCGGGAAGGCGTTAAAACCTTAAGAATTAATCCGGGTGAAGTATACTTCATTAACACCGGATGGACTCATAGAGTAGTAAGCGGGGATATTACACGTCGAACCGCAATAATTGCATTTCATTTTGATAATTTAAGAAACAAGGATTTACTTCGGCTATGAGTAAGGGTATTTTACTGGCAAGTGGCTGCTCTTATACCGATCCCAATTTCAAATCGCTAGATCCAGATGTAAAAACCTTTCAGTGGCCAATGTGGCCGCAGCACGTGGGAAAAAGCCTATCATTAGAGGTTATCAACTCAGGTCTATCCGGTAATGATAATTTAAGTATTCATAATAATATAGTCCGTGATTTATCTAAATATGGGAATAGGGTTAAATGCGTTTGTATTTTATGGAGCGGATTTGATAGATTTAGATTTATGCACACCAGTACTCTTCAGCTATTACATCAGATGGGAAGAGGCGTAATACCCGAATTTATGGCGCATTTAAATGATCCTAAGAATATGGTAACGGAAACGGGAGTCAGGGAATGGTTAAAAGCTCTCGCTACATCTGATTACTGGAATCCTAAAAATTTGATTATGGGGAGTATTCTAGACAGTATAACCTATATGGTGTCAATCGCAGAGGTGTGTGAGACCAAAGGTATACCATACATTTTCTATCAGGGGGTTCAGCCAGTTAATTGGATTCTTCTAAATCATATACAGGAAACTATAGGCAAACCCCTTGTTAAAAAAGACGAAGTGTTAAAAGAATTTATAGCTGAGCCTTCATTTCGATTATTCCAAAAATATAAAAAAAACATCGTGGGGTTTCCCCTTTTTCCCACTCTCGATGGGGAATGTTTTGATCATCTTCGCTGGAATAATACCGGGGGAACATCGGATATGAGCATGAAGGTTTCGGCATTAGACTTCCATCCCAATGGGGAGGGCCAGGAAAAGTTAGCAGAAATATTCCTAGAAAAATATTATAAGGTTTACGGTAGGCCATAGCTATGATACTATACTCTCATGAAAAATGCTATCTTTATCGGTCTCAATCCCACTAAGCTTGCCATTCCACGTCGTGGTGGTGCATGGCATAGATTTAACGAATGGCTCGAATATCTAGACATAGATACAGTGTCGTTCACAAATATATCGCCAGATCCTCACTGGGATAAAAAACAAATGGATACAGCCTTTCTCAAGGACTCAATACGTGGACACACACGAGTAATAGCTTGGGGTCCCAGTGTCTCTAAGTATCTGACAAAGATGGGTGTGGAGCATTACGTACTACCACACCCATCGCCACTCAACCGTCAGATTAACGATCGCGAATTTATTAAACAAAAACTAGACGAGTGTAAGGAATATCTGAATGAAGCAGCTCACTAAGATTGCTATTATTGGTTATGGATTTGTAGGTAAGGCTGTAGAGTTCGGATTCAGAAATCCTCAGAATGATATTATGATTATCGATCCATATCAAGGATATGCTAGTATCGATGATATGGAGCATTACCACCCAGACTTCACATTTGTGTGTGTACCAACACCCATGGGCGATACAGGTGCTATCGACTCTTCTACTATCGACGAGGTCGTAAAGAAACTACAAAGCATGGCATGTGGCACCGTTGTGATAAAGTCCACTATCACACCTGACCTTGCAGCAAGACTTTGCAGATATAAACGATTTGTGTACAACCCAGAATTTCTCACAGAACGCAATGCACTGAATGATTTTATTAGTCCTCAGTTTCACATTCTTGGTGGTCGACCGGAGTTTACTAAGAAAGTAAAAAACTTATATCAGTTTGGATCCAACTGTAATCCAGCGCCGTACCACTATATGACAGTAGAGGAAGCGAGCCTAGTTAAGTATGGTATTAACTCTTTCCTTGCTATGAAAGTCGCATGGTTCAATCAATGGAAAGACCTCACTGACAGTCTTGGGGCTCGATACAATATCGTAGCCAATAGCATTGGATCAGATCCTCGTATCGGACATTCTCATATGAAAGTGCCTGGGCCCGACGGTAAGAAAGGTTACGGTGGCAGTTGTTTCCCAAAGGATACGAATGCTATTTGGAATTTTAGCTTCGATGACTGGGGTAGACCAAGCCTTTCTATTCTTGAATCAGTTATCATAGCAAATAATAGGTATCGTGCAGAATATGATCTCGATGACCGTGAGAAAGAGCAGAAAGTTTTTTTCAATAAAAATGAATAAGGGGGTTTACGTTTCAAACGAAATAGCTTATAGTATTCTTATCAAAAGGAGATACACTATGGCACATGAACTTGAATTCGTAAACGGCGAAGCTCAGATGGCGTATGCAGGCGACCTACCTTGGCACGGTCTTGGTACTAAGGTCTCTAACGATCTTACCCCACAGCAGATGATGCAGAAGGCCGGCGTCGACTGGCGTGTACAGGAAGTCGAATCATTCGTAGAATTTAACGGCGATCGTATGCCGACTGGTCAGAAATCGCTTATCCGCGAGTCAGACGGTAAGATCCTCACCAACGTCGGCAAAGACTGGCATCCCTGCCAGAACGAAACAGCTTTCGAATTCTTTAACGAGTACGTGCTTGCTGGTGACATGGAGATGCACACTGCTGGTTCGCTTAAAGGCGGTCAGTACGTGTGGGCATTGGCTAAGGTAAAAGAGTCATTCGACCTCTTTGGCGGTGACCAAGTAGATTCGTACATGCTCTTCAGCAACCCACACATCTACGGTAAATCCATCGACGTACGCTTCACCCCAATTCGTGTCGTGTGCAACAACACACTCACGTTTGCTCTTGACTCGCAGTCACAGCGTGCAGTAAAGGTTGGACACCGTGCACAGTTCAACCCAGATATGGTCAAAGATCAGCTCGGCATTGCACACGAGAAATTCGCCAAGTACAAAGAGATGGCAGAATACCTCGGCAGCAAGCGTGTCAAGGTAGAAGACCTACTCAACTACTACAACACCGTGTTCCCACTCACGTCCGGTCAGGACAAGCAGGAGCAGGTCACACCAGAGACACTCTCACGCCAAGCAAAGAATGCTCTCGAGGTTCTGGAGACTCAGCCAGGTGCAGAATACGCAGAAGGCAGCTGGTGGCAGGCGTTCAACTCTGTTACCTATGTGACCGATCACGTACAAGGTCGCAACGCAGACAACCGGTTGCACAGCCAGTGGTACGGTCAGAACCAACTGCGTAAGATCCGTGCAGCAGAGGCGGCGGTCGAATTCGCCAACGCTGCCTAATGACTCTTGTACACGCTATGATCATTGCCTACATCCCATTCTTCTGGGGTGTATGGCAATTGATAAAAGATGAAAATTCCGATAAAAACGTTGCGGAAGATCGATACAATAATATTACTATCGATAAGGATGATGCACTATGAAATACGTACACAAGGATCACACACACGTCTACTACGTGTCACTCGGTCTACACGACTATACAGTACGCCACTTTGAAAACGGTACTGTGCCAGGTAAGCTACTCAGCTTGGACAAAGATCAGTACAAGAACTTCCTTAAAATGCTAAAAGATGGAGGCTGGAATGAGCAACCAACGTTCCGCTAAGACACACCGCGCAGCACTTGGTGACGGTATGCAAGATATGAAGATGAAGATCTTCTTTGCCCACTGTGCAGATATTCTAGAAGAGAGTGGTCAAGAAGATGCCGCGTTTTACTTTGAACAGATCGTGGATCACATCATCTCTGGCAAATCACTACCGAGCGACAACAAGAAAGAGATCGCTCGTATCTTAGGGGTGTGACAATCTAGCATTAATCCAAATCATAGCGGCACCGTTGCGTAAGTAAGGGTGCCGATATCATAACTACTCAGACAAACACACGAAACGCAACGGAGTATTCCATGAATAAAATTTACACCATCATCGCAGCTATTGGGCTTGCCACGACGGCTCACGCGCGCGACAACATTCAGATCGCTGGTAGTTCTACAGTTCTTCCCTATGCATCTATTGTTGCTGAAGCATTCGGCGAGAACACGGACTATCCCACACCAGTAGTTGAGTCTGGTGGCTCAGGTGCAGGTCAAAAGAAATTGTGCTTGGGTATCGGCACAAACACCATTGACATCGCTAACTCTTCTTCACTTATGACAGAAGAAACTTGGGCCAAGTGCGAAAAGACTATTGGTAAGGTAGCAGAAGTCCGCATCGGTTACGACGGCATTGTTTTTGCTGCTACATTAGGTAACCGCGGCTTTGATAACATGTCACAGGAAGAAATCTTCCATGCTGTTCGAGCAGATAGCCCGTACACAATGTGGAACGAAATCAACCCAGATCTTCCAGCTGAAAAAATCACTGTTTATCTTCCTGGCACAAAGCACGGCACACGTGAGGTCTTCGAGAAGAAAGTAATGGTTGTTGGCTGTAAAGCTGCAGGTCTCTACGACACACTCGGTAAGAAAGGCTGCATGGCAGTTCGCAGAGATGGCTTAAGCGTGGACATCGACGGTGACTACACAGAGACACTTGCACGTATGGCTTCTAACCCAACTGGCATCGGTGTGTTCGGTCTCTCCTTCTTGACCAACAACACGGACAAGATCTATGCGGCGAACATCAACGGCGCAGCTGCTTCGGTCGAGACCATCGTCTCTGGTGAGTATCCTATCAGTCGTCCGCTTCAGTTCTACGTGAAGACAGCACACCTGGCCACTATCCCAGGTCTTCGTGACTACATTGAATTCTTCGTATCGGATGAGATTGCTGGTCCAAACGGTCCACTCGCCACATACGGTCTGGTACCAGATCCAGAGCTTTCAGCAACACGGGCTATGGTAGAAGGTCTCTAAACTTTTTCACATAAAACGAAAAAGGGGGATTTACTTCCCCCTTTTTTTGTGGCATAGTACTAAGGTAACAAGGAGACACACTATGACACACACATTCGATATCGCTTGGGACTGCCCCGTCCACGACTTCTTTAAATTACTTGATGAATATAATCTAAAACTCGAATCTTACATCACCGATGGTCCCGGAGGTGGAAATCCAGAAATCACCGTATCCGGATCACCAGAATCAATCGAAAAAATTCAAGAATTCCTCTAAAAAAATCATCCAAGGGGGTTTACATTCCTCCTTGGATGCCTTATATTAGATATATCAAACGGAGGATACCACATGATCATCAAAGAAAACCGCACTGATTCGTACATCGCTACCGTTAACCTCAAAGATGCTGGCGACCAAAAGTGGATCGAAGCTATCCGCAAGAGTGTGCGAGAAGCCAACGCCTTCTATCGTGAGCGTGGTCAGACTACTCGCAAGTACGTCAAGCTTCAAGGACGTGGTCACCGTATGGGCGTCTACCGTTACAATCAATCTCTTCCTCTCACATTTGCAGAAAAAGCCGACGTATACATCTACGACCGGTAACCTAATTCATAGTTGTCTCCAACTGGCCCGGGCAAATGCTCGGGCTTTTTTTTATATAAATAGAAGAAACAAACGAGAGACCGATGCTAAAATCTGTACGTGATATAAACCCTAAAAATCAGCGGGAGTTTAAATCCTATCTTAAAAGAACCCTGAGCGGCGTTAAGATGGGTGAATCTTCTCGTGGCGGATATCATGTACGTTTTGCGCTGGATCCTACTAAATTTGATTCCTACTTTAAAAAATATGATCTCGAGATAGTTGATTATCCTGGTCCATCTCTTTCAGGTAAGTTTGAAACGCACGTGTTAATAGCAACAGCTGACCTTGGGTCTAATGTACCTTACGGAACTATGATTCCGTATGTGAATAATTACATTGGTGCATCAAAGGCTGGAGCACTTCTTTTTAATAATAAAGATCTTAGTCCAGACAATCTAGGCTTTGCCGGTCAGACCGTTACTCATACATCTCTGATCCGCCAATTAAAAGATGTTTTATATAAAAGATACGATACTGAGATAGCAGATCAACTTATGGACCTTGCGCATGCAGCTTCAAAGGGCGACAACAACCCGTCTGTAAATGTTTCATTTTCTTCTAAGGATCTTGCTAAAGTGTCTGCAGATTACGGGGAACTATTAAGCGCTCTGTGGGCTATGAAAAAGCTGAACTTTAAACAGTCATTCTTTCCTACTGCTAGTAACGAGCCCTTGATTGACATTTACGGTATTCGCTTCGGTGTCCATTACCCCATATCTGTTAAGTCTGGTGGTGGCGGTAAGGTCACTATTCAGAACATTATAAATGCCATTGAAAACAGGGCAGACCGGGCATCTCAGGTCGATCTTAGAAAAGAACCCTCACTACAGATCTTTAAGATGGTGAATGAACTGCCTATGAAAGAGCAGATGATCCAGCTACATAAGTACCGCAACACTGCTGCTATCCGTAAACTCAGTGAGATCACCGGTATCCTGGTCGAGGATATGGATCTAGCGGCTATTAAAAAGTTCACAGATGATAATACAAACGATCAACTCATCGAGTTGCTAGATCCGTTCTGGAAAGTTTTAAAGATGAACCTAACAGAAGGCGTAAAGCGAGGACAAGATAAACTCCGCTTAATCGTCTCGCCGCTTGGTGAATCTATCTGGAAGGTCTTGAATGATGATAAGGAAATCAAAGAATCTCTGACACGGGTCGCAAGACAGGTAACTCTTATTCAGGTAAACGTTGACGTAAGAAAGACTGGAATGACATTTAAGAGTAACTATTTCAGAGACGCAGAATTCGAATTCGGCTGGGCTGGCTATGCAGCTGGCAACAAGCTAGGGTTCAAGATGAAGGTAAAACCATAATGGCGTACACAGGCTCAAAATATATCGAAGACGACTATCTCAGTATTGCACGGGGACACGTCAAAGATGCATCACACATCCATAAGTTTGGTGCGGTTCCTGCGATGAGTCAAAACCAAACGGGATCTGTATGGGATATAAATGATACGGAGTATCCTTGGGACGCATTCGACACCGCCGGCGTTTTAGCTATTCCGGCAGTAAACGCTTCTGACGACGGTATGGTAATTAGTGTGTTTGGATTAGATGATAATTTCGACCTTATTAATGAGGATTTTACCGTGTCTAGTTCTGGTACTACAACAGGCACAGAGACATTCAAGAGAGTCTATAGGGCATTCGTAACAAACGGTGATACTAACGTTGGCGACATCAACATACAAAGAGGCGGTGTGACAGTAGCGAGAATCAGTGCTGGCCTAAGCCAAACGCTTATGGCAATCTACACTGTACCGAACGGCTACACGGGCTATCTACTAAAAGGTCAAATGTCATGCCAAGCAGGTGCAGATGCGACAGGAAATATGTTCGTAAGATATGCTGGTCAAACCGCATTCAGGGTCGGTCACTCGTTCGAAGTGTCTGGTAATGGTGGTGCTTACGAATACGATTTCCGTGTTCCCATACAGATACCATCGAAATCAGACATTGATGTAAGAGCAAGTGTAAGATCCAACAACGCAAGGATCTCTGCTGCATTTGATGTGGTACTCTTTAAAGGTAAAAGATAATGGAAAAATTTAGCTCATACATAACCGAACAAAAAAACACCCACATGACCCACATCGAAGATAAGGTTATCTACGGTGGGGTAAGAGGTACAAGAGAAGCTATCCTAGCACTACGGTCGCTGCGAGATATGCTGAAAGGAACCCACGATGGCAATGTCTCTGTTAAATGGGATGGCGCTCCTGCTATTTTTGCTGGTACTGATCCGAGTGATGGTAAATTTTTCGTTGCCAAGAAAGGCATTTTCAACAAGAATCCTAAAGTCTATAAATCTGCAGCTGACGTCGATGCTGATACTTCTGGTGATCTTGCAGATAAGCTTAAACTGGCACTCAAGTACTTGCCAGAGCTGGGAATCAAGGGCGTGGTACAGGGCGACTTTCTCTTCGGTCCCGGAGATGTGTCCACAGACACCATAAAAGGAGAAAAATATGTTACCTTCCACCCCAATACAATTGTATATGCTATCCCTGCCGCTACACCTAGCGCTCGTGACGTTCTATCTTCAAAGATCGGCATTGTGTGGCACACCACTTACACTGGCTCGAGCTTCGAATCTATGCGCGCCTCGTACGGTGTAGATGTAAGTAAGCTTAAGAAGAGCAAGAGTGTTTGGTCACAGGATGCTATGCTGCGTGACATGACCACGTTCACTATGTCGCAGAAAGACACCGATGAGGTGAACGACTACCTCAGTCAGGCTGGTAAGATCTTTAACCAGATCAGTGGTTCAACCCTGCGCCAACTTGAAGCTAATACCGAGCTCAGCAGACTTATCGAAACGTACAACAATTCATTTGTACGTCAAGGCACTGTTATAACGAACACTACTGCACACGTCAACGGTCTAGTTAAGTGGATCTCTGACCGCTTCCAGAAAGAAGCAGACAAGCGTAAGACTGAAAAAGGCAAGAGTGCACAGTACGCAAAGCGTGACGAAGTACTTAAATTCTTTTCTAATCAGAATAAAAAATCCCTGAAATTAATGTTCGATTTGCAGAAATTGATCGTTTTAGCGAAGTTAAAATTGATAAATATACTTAATAGATTATCAAAGACAAAACATTTTGTCAAGACTTCTAATGGATATAAGACGACAGGACCTGAAGGTTATGTAGCGATTGACAAACTTGGTGGTGATGCTGTAAAAATTGTTGACAGGATGGAATTCTCGTACAACAACTTCAGCAAAGATATATTAAAGGGATGGGATAAACCGGGAAGAAATTAATGTTAAGATTTAAAGACATGTATACTATTGAGTATCGTCCAGGCGAAGACGAGCTCATCAATTATAGAGCCTACCGCCGCAAACGCACTATTGGTGTCGGCGAAGGTGGACCGGTTGGAGAATCAACTGAATGGGTCTGCGGTCGGTGTAACTGCGATCCGTGCACATGTGAAAGCGTGGATGAAGCTCTATCAGTTGCCACACGCTTGAAAAAGGCGCGTGACCTTCGCCGTAATAAAGCAAAGATCGCACTCGGTCGCGCACGAGCAGCACGTCGCTTTGCATCACAAGATGTACTGAAGAAGAGAGCACGTAAGGCAGCTTACAAGACCTTCTACAACAAAATCACCAAAGATATACCCAAAGACAAACTTAGCCCACAACGTAAGGCTGAGATTGAGAAACGTTTGAAGTCACCCGCTTTTCAAGGGCGTATAGATAAGATGGCCAGGAAGATGGTCAAAGATGTACGTAAAAAAGAAATGGAAAGAAAGCGCGGGTAATGATAGGCTCATTTAAGCAGTACTTAGTTGAAGAAGAAAAGACGGTATTCTTTTCCTTTGGGAGAATGAATCCACCGACTATTGGTCATGAGAAGCTGCTGGATAAGTTAGCCTCTACAGCCGGGCGCAATCCATACCGGATGTATCTCTCACAGTCGCAAGATTCTAAAAAGAATCCCTTAGAATACAAAGACAAGATTAAAGCAGCTCGTAAGATGTTCCCGCGGCATGCTCGGAACATTATGATGACGAAAGACGTCAAGACTGTTTTCGATATTGCCGTTAAGTTGTACAGTGAGGGTTTCCGTAAGGTAGTCATGGTTGTAGGTTCCGATCGGGTGCGAGAGTTTGATGTACTACTGGGCAAGTACAATGGCGAGAAAGCACGCCACGGATTCTACAACTTTGCTGATATTAAAGTAGTTTCCGCAGGCGACCGTGATCCGGATGCAGATGGCGCTACTGGTATGAGCGCATCTAAAATGCGTGCAGCTGCTTCTGACAATGACTTTACTACATTTGCACAAGGTCTACCCAAAGCATTTTCAAACGCAGACTCGAAGGCGCTCTTCAATGCTGTGCGCAAGGGCATGGGACTAAAAGAAGCTCGTGACTTCCGTAACCACGTACAGCTGGATCCTATCTCAGAAGTACGTGAGTCTTACATAGACGGTAAGCTCTACGAGGTCGGTGATGATGTGGTTATCAAAGAAAACGGCGAGATCGGTAAGGTCAAAGAGCTTGGCCCCAACTACGTTATCATTGAGTCCAAATCCAATCGTTACCGCAAGTGGCTGGATGCAGTAGAGAAGGTTGAGCAGAAGTACCCAGAGTACACTGTTGCACCATTCTCCGCCACACTCAACGAAGACAACACGAAAAGCATGTATGCGGATAAGCCTGACTGGGGCACGGATGCATCCACTCGTAAGGCCAAGAAGAAAACCCCAGGTGAGACCACCGAGGAAGGCACGGATAATCCCAATATCTGGGACAACATCCGCAAACGCCGGGCAGCAGGATTACCTCCGCGTAAGCCTGGTGAAAAAGGCTATCCCAAGACACTTGACCTACCGGAGAACGACGGACCTTGCTGGCCTGGGTATCGTCAGGTTGGTACCAAGATGAAGAACGGCAAACAGGTACCCAACTGTGTACCAGAGTCTACTGTGAACGAAAAGATCCAGGTAGCACAAGATCCCGACATCGATGATCGCAAGGGTTCACAGCCTGCCACCTTCCAGAAAGGCATTAAGTCCAAGTCCACGAAGGCTGCACGTGACGCACACTTCAAGAAAATGAGCAAGCGTGACGACCACGGTAATCCAGACCTATATAAAGATGCACCAGGTGATAAGGCAGCCCGTGCAAAGGGAACTAAACCGTCACAGTACACAAAACGCTTCAAAGCTATGTACGGTGAACAAGTGGATCCAGTCGACACCGCCAAACAGCGTATAGACAGAGAAAAGAAAGCCGATGCCCGCCGTCACGATCGTATGATGGACAGAGCACGCACCAGAGCAACAACCTTAAAAAATAAAGAGACAAAGCCCAATGGATAATTTTAAAAGTTACCTAGCAGAAAGCGCCGATGCGGCACTAAAGAAGAAAGCTGATAAGTCGGGCTTTTCACTCAGTATCCTCAAGCAAGTTTATAAGCGTGGCGTTGCAGCTTGGAAGGTTGGTCATAAGCCAGGCACTACTCCACAGCAATGGGGCATGGCACGGGTCAATTCATTTATTACCGGTGGTCGTACAAGAGTAAAAGGCGATCCCGATCTCTGGGCCAAACAGAAGGGTAAGATCCGTAAACCCAAAAAGGTTGAAGAAGAAGCAGAACAGATTGACGAGATCTCGACCGATATGAAGAACCGCTACATGAACAGAGCCTCACAAGCTGCGGTATCTGCTACTATGGCTGGTAAGTATACTAAAGGCAAAGAGAAAGAAAAGTTCGATCGCATTGCTAAAAACAGAAAAGCTGGTATTAAAAAAATCGTAGGTGAAGAAGACGTAAGCGAAAGAACCCTTACCCCCGCAGAGAAAAAGAAGCGTGAAGAGATTGCCAAGGCAATGGAGCGTGACAATCCAGGTATGGATATGGGTAAGAAAATGGCGATTGCTACTGCAACAGCAAAGAAGGTTGCTGAAGAAAAAGATCCTAACGAGTATGATCGTGAAGGCGAGATGATGAAGGGTCAGCTTCGTCAGATCTGTTCTGCTAACGAAAAGCTTATGAAGATGGTGGGCGACAACGACAATCTTCCAGAGTGGGTACAGAACAAAGTCACAAAGGCCACAGACTACATCCGTTCAGTGAGAGACTATCTTGAATCAGAGAACGGCAAAGACGACATGAGTGAAGCTAAAGTAGATGAGATCTCGCTTGACATGCTCACAAAGAAAGTCTCTAACACCAATATGGGTAATGTGCGCAAGGCGATGAAGACTGACAAAGTCAAAACTGACTTAGCTATGATGAAGAAGAAGCTGGACAACCACAAAGGCATGAAGCCCATCAAAGCACAGACAGAAGATGTTCAGTCAGCCGATAAGAAACCAGAAAAATACGTAAAGCCTGACGGTAAAGTAGGTATTCGTATGGTTCGAACAGATAAACAGGTGGTTAAAAAAGATGCTTAAGTTCAAGGCATTCTGTGAAGAAAAAGATCCGCGCATCAAAGCAGCTGGGGTAAAAGGCTATAACAAGCCCAAGCGTACCCCTGGCCACCCTACTAAGTCACACATTGTTGTTGCCAAAGATGGCGATAAGGTCAAGACTATCAGATTCGGTCAAGCAGGTGTAACCACCGCTGGCGCACCGAAGAAGGGCGAGAGCGATCGCCAGAAAGCACGTCGCAAGTCGTTCAAAGCACGTCACGCTAAGAACATTGCAAAAGGTAAAATGTCTGCTGCTTATTGGGCAGACAAAGTAAAGTGGTAGGACACATGGCAGAAGATCCAAGATTAGACCGTATTGAGGCCAAGATCGACAAGCTCTCTGATGCAATGGTCACACTCGCTCGTGCAGAAGAGAAGCTCATTAGCATGGAACAGAAGTACAGCGCTTCATACGATCGCATGAACAAGTTCTCCACTAAGCTTGATGAACTTGAGCGCATCGTAACGCAGAACGCAGCAACGGTAAATACAATCAATAAGCTATTTTGGGTAGCTATAATCGCAATGGCTGGCGCCATCGCCACCAACATACTAATGTAAGGAAAGTAAAATGAAAATCGAAGACATTAAAAAGATGGCGCAGGCTTGGAACTCGGTTCAAGAAGCGTCCCACGGTAAGAAAGAAGCAACCAATGAAGCTAAGCGCAAAGGCGCACCTAAGATGACTGGTGATTCTATTGCTATTCAACGTGCAAAAGATGCAGAGCTCAATAAAGCTTTGGGTCGTACTAAGACTGGGCGCAAAAAGCCAGCACGTACAATGACTTCTACACAACGTTCGTTGGCTTCACTGCGTAACGAAGCTATGGATGCTGTTGATAAGGGTGAGCTAAAGGGTAAGCACAAAGACCGCAAAGACAAAGACATCAACAACGACGGCAAGGTAGATTCAACAGACAAGTACCTGCACAAGCGTCGTAAAGCAGTTTCTAAAGCCATCGGCAAAGACACTGAGACCGAAGTACAAACCCAAGAGGGTAAACTGCCACCTGCTCTTCAAGCTTACATGGATAAGAAAAAAGGCAAGAAGTCTGACGATAAACGTATGGGCACAATTACAGTAACCAGCGATGAAGACCGCAAAAAACGTGCGGCAGCATTTCGTGCGAAACAGGCAGGAAAAGCAAAGACAGAAAAAGTAGAAGAAGCAGCAACTGCTACTCACAAGCCTAACAATGGTTCACCAGCTGGTGAAGGTCTTTCGCCTTCTGCAAAGAAAGAACTGGCACGCACTACTCCTATGCCGGACGCAGTAAATGAACCAGTAGTAGATAAGAAGACGTTCGATGCTATTCGTGCATCTGGTAAGAAAGCGCCTATGCGTCACAATGATAATGCCCAAGGCGATAAAACCCCACCAAAAACAGGGAAATAATTAATGGCTATTCAAGCTCCTGCATTTCAAAAAGACGCTGTCCCTTCGCTGAAGGGATGGCACCATCCTAAAACCAACGAGCTGCTTAAATCCACTCGTCACACTCAAGCTCAGCTGGATGAGTTCTTTGGCGTAGTGGTAGAAGAGCCAGCTCCTGTGGTGGCTCCTGTACCTACACCAGTTGTTGAACCTGTCACAGAAGACGCTGATGTACCTGAGGACCTTGCTGCTATGTCCAAGATTGAGCTCGAAGAGCTTGGTCGTGAACATGGTGTAGAACTTGACCGACGTCTGTCCAAGCAAAAACTATTAGATCAAGTGGCGTCATTAGTAAAAAGATAATTACATGAATCATGATGATTTACTGGAAGAAGATCTGGTAAAGTTTGCAGCGAAACATTATTACTCTCCCAAGGGTAAGATCGATCCTGAAGAATTTTATAA